GACACCACCGAGCGAACAGGAACAATACCTAACCAAGTGGCAGAAATATCGAGGGACATATGAAACAGATCGCATCATCGTTGGTCAAGGCACAGAAGGCTTTCGGGCCTGCGTTGAAATCCTCCACAAACCCGCACTTCAAAAGCAGATACGCTGATCTTGCGGCTTGCGTAGAAGCTGTCATTGACGGGCTGAACGGGAACGGCATCATGCTTATGCAGCAGACGCACGAGTGCGAGGACGGGGTGATCGTAGAAACCGTATTCGTTCACGAGTCTGGCGAAACATTGTCGGCCGGTAAGCTCCACGTTCCTGCTGCAAAGCAAGACCCGCAGGGCTACGGATCGGCCCTGACCTACGCTCGCAGGTACAGTCTGATGGCGGCTTGTGGTATCGCTCCAGAGGACGATGACGGTAACGCCGCGGCAAAACGCCCAACACTTGACCCAGCACCGTACGTCAACCAGTTGATGAAATGCGCGACGTTAGACGAACTCAAGACGATCTACGGTCATGCCTACAAAGCCCATCAAGGGACTGAAGCAATGAACCTGATCGAAGCAGCCAAGAACAAACGCAAAAACGAACTCATGGAGGTGAAATGATGCAACCCGCAATTCTTTTGAATGACCAACAACGTGCCATGCTCCGCGCTGCTGCTCGAGTCGGACGCGACTACCAACACGACAACAAGGAACTGGAGGTTGCAATCGCTCAGATCAAATCAATCAACCCTGGTGCCTTCTACAACCCCGACACGCTGATCCTGCGGAAGTTCTTTCACGCTCCCAAGTTTCCGATCCCCCATCAGTCATGGGTGAAAGCATGAACATCAACATCCACAAAGTCGAATCCGTCGAACTGTCAGAAATCAAAACCTTGCACACCGAAAGCTGTCGGGTTTTCTCGCAGCGGTACATCGTCATCAAAACAAAGGACTCCCAAGTTGAGATCGTTCTGTTCGCGGAGAACGATGAAAAACTGGAGGTGAAAGCATGAACTGGCCAGGACTAGCTCGCAGCACCGACCCGCAAACCAGCCACGAGGCTGCAGTCAGCGTCGATGCCAACAGACTTGAGATGGTCGTGCTGGCCGAGTTCAGGAGCGCAAAGAAAGGTCTAACAGCAGACGAACTAGCCAAGCGTCTGCCAGGACTCCCGCTCAACACGATAACGCCCCGTATAGCGCCGTTGGTGAGGAAAGGCTACCTGATGCCTACCGGACGCAGGAAAGCCGCTTCTGGGCGCTTTCAGAGGGTTTTGGAGTACGTCCATGACTGAACAACGGACAGAACAGTGGTTTCATGACAGGCTGGGTCACGCTACAGGCTCTCGAGCCAGCGACATCCTTGCAGGCAAAGAAACGCAAGCAAGGAAGGGATACTTGACCCAACTGGTCACAGAGCGACTGACGGGTCGAGCGCAAGACTCCTTTGTTAACGCAGACATGCAACGGGGGATCGATGTTGAGCCGCTTGCAAGGGCTGCGTATCAAGCGAGTTACGAACTAACGGACGATGTTGGGTTTGTTAAGCACCCGCTGATCCGTTGGTTTGGTGCCAGCCCAGACGCTCTAGTTGGGTCTGACGGTCTGGTGGAGATCAAGTGCCCCAGGTCAACGACACACCTAGACTACATCCAGAGCGGCAAACCTCCGGCAAAGTACGTCCATCAGATGATGGCTCAACTTAGCTGTACCGGCAGGAAGTGGGTGGATTTTGTGTCGTTCGATGACAGGTTCCCCGAGCACCTTCGGTTGTTTGTAGTCCGGTTCCAGCCGACAGAGGAGGAGATCGAGAAGTTTGAGAGCAAGGTCAAAGAGTTTTTGTCTGAAGTCAACAACCTCATGGAGAAACTATGCCCATCGCATACGAAGTAATCGCAAGCACCGGAACCTACACAAACAAGCAAGGAGAGGAGAAAAAACGCTGGCAGAAGATCGGCGTTGTCATGCAAACCGCTAAAGGTCTGACGCTCAAGATGGAGTCAGTACCTGTTGGCTGGGATGGCTGGGCAACACTGGCTGAACCGAAGGCACGAGATGACGCCCCATTCTGACCCTACCAACCCCGACCACTACAAAGGTGCTGTTGAGTGCATCGATGCCATTGCAGTCGCTACGGAAGGACTGCAAGGCATGGAGGCTTTCTGCACTGGAAACGCGATTAAGTATCTCTGGCGGTGGAAGAAGAAGAACGGCAGAGAGGATTTAGAAAAAGCTCAGTGGTACATCAACCGGCTTTTGCGATCATTGTGAGCGCATGGGAGCGGACTTCTTCCACCCTCCGTTCCCAGCCTTTCCCAAACACATCCCAAGTTTTAAGTTCTTTCAGGAACGCCAGACGCTTGTCGCAATACAGGTTCACAAGGTCATTCGGAACCATCGCCTGTGCAACTCGCAGCGTCATCGGCCCGATAACACCGTCAGGCTGGACTCCAACAGACTCCTGAAGCCACTTTGAGGCTCTGCCAACACCTGAGTTGATCGATGCGTCAAACACGCAATAGTCGATCCCTGCTGGCAGGTCGTCACCCTTCACGCGATCCCAATACTTGGTTTTGTAAAGCGGGGCAACGTCATCGTGCGTCAGTGCTTTCATATCGTCAACACTGACAGGATGACCGCAAAACTCCTCCCAAACCTTCTGCGTGCAGCCGTGGTTGGTGGCGCCGCCTGGGTCATCCTTGTGATTGACGAATCCTCCCTCGTGATGGAGGACGCGAGCAAGTGAGTCTTTCCAAGTGTCAATCATTTCTTCATCAAGTCCTTCGTTTGACTGGAGTTGGACGAACCCAACCAGAAGTTGTACACGCTGGCAGTCTCTCGAGCCAGGACACCCAGCAGCAGCATCATGACATCGCTACCTGTCAGCGTCATATAGCCCAGAGCAGAGCCTACAAGTAGTCCAAAGAAGCCAGCAACGGTGACGATAGACAGCACAGCAGGGATGCGGCTCCTGGTGGCTACCTGCATCTCTCGTGCGGATTTCGTGTTCTCGACGTTCAACTCAAACAGCTTTGTCTGCTGAGCCATCTTCGCCAGTTCACCGTCCTGCTCTAGCTTTGCAAGCTCCCGTTTGGCAGCTTCAGCAGCAGCAGGGTCAGGCAAGACTCGATCAAGAATCTTGCCGCCAATGTCAAGGAGTGGGCCGAGTGGAAGCATCGTCTTTTTCCTTTGCAACAAAGTTAGCCGCAGCATAGGCACCCTTCCTGCCTACCAACCCGCCGACCGCTCCGATACACAGCAGCATGATGTCTTTCAGGATCGCAAGGAACTGCTGGTCGATAGGGCTGATGCGCTCGAGGTCATGCTCGACGAACATCACCGCATAGAGGATGGCTGCAACACTGCCGAACAGGATAAAGTTCAGCGTCAGCACCACTACCGACCACGTTCTGACTTCAATCTGTTCTGTGTTCATCGGCTTATCCCTGCAAGCGTTGCCATCAGCACTACAACGAAGAACATGACACCAGCGAGGTACTTCACTGGTTCGCCTGATACCAAGACCAGATGTAAGCGGCAGAATGGTAGAAGATGATGCCGCCGATCCCTAGCACTACAGCCAGCAGCATTCGCTCTTTCCGCTGCTTAAGACGTAGCTCGGCATCTTCCTCGGCCTTCTTCTTTGCCGCCAACTCAGCAGCTTTGCGCTTCTGGATGATAGCGTTGCGCTCCCGTTGGATCTCGTCCCAGATGTCAGACTGTCCTGACCAGATGAGGTACTGCTTCAACTCATCGGTCATATCGCGGATTTTCTTCGCAGCAATGACGGACTCGAGAGCCTCTGACATTGCAGACTTCTGCTGTTGCTCCGGCAGCTTTGCTCGTTCATCTGTTGACGCTTTCTGTATCTGATCCTGCGCGTCAAACAGTTGCATGAATTCGCCTAGACACTCTTTGGCGTCTTTGCCAACCTGGATGGCTTGTTTGATGCCTGCGACCGCAGCCTGTGCAGCAGCAAGCGCGACCGCGATCTCTACCATCTCACACCTTCATAACAAGCCCAAGCAACAGCGCAATGATAAACGCAGCACTGCCGATCAATATCTGCTCAAGACGCTTAAGACGAGCGTTGATGCCCTCATAGCGGACAGCGCAAACCTGTTCATGCGTCATTAGCTTAGCCTCGACTTCGTTTGCGGTTGTCATGTCTTGATGATGAAGTAAACACCGAGATAGGGCGGCAGATTAGCATTCGTACCAGACGATCCGGTTGTGCTGTTGCTAACAGTTACGCCAGTGGTCGCAGACTGTGTTTGACTCCCAGCAGTATTACCAGATGCAGTTGATCCGTAGTTTGGACCAGCGTCAATACTCTGAAATCCAATTAGGTGAACGTGACCAGGATCAGAAACCGTCGCAGTGTGAGTGTGGCTGACAACGATTGCGTCTTTGCTACCACCAGTTGAGTTAGCACTGTACGTCGTTCCAGCACCGACAGGGAAGCGATCTCGGAAGTCTGGCAGGTTGAACGTAGTAGACCCGTCTCCTGATCCAAATGCCGTACCGACTACCGCAAACAGAGCCGAATAGGTAGACCGCGACACCGCAGAGCCGTTACAGAGCAGGTAGCCCGTCGGAGCAGATGCAGTCCCCCACATCATCATGCCACCAGTCGGCACGTAGTTAGGAGCAGACGATACCCACCCACTACCGTCAGAGGTCAAGACGTTCCCAGACGTACCGGGAGACTGTAGACCAGTTCCACCACCACGTGCAGTTAGTTGGTTGTTTGTCGGGTCTACTACAGAACCACCAATCGTTCCGTTTTGGAAATCCCGCAACTGAGACATCAACTCGCGGATGGCATTGTTAATGTTCGCCGGAGGACAGTTCTCCGCAATATTGATCCCGTCAATCTCAGTGTTGTTGTCTGGATTGGTGTCGAACTCGCTGATTTTTACTTTTGCCATTATTCCACCTCAACCTGCGGAGCCAACAATCCACGGCCAGCAGCAGGAATGTTGAACATTG